GTGATTGAATCGTACAAGAAAGCAATTCAAAATACGCCTGCCCATAAACTGGAGGAGCAGGCACTACGCGTATTCAAAGACTTCATCTCAAGACTCTGATAGAGATACATAAATAGAACCAAGGAGAACCCAGTCATGGCAAACGATAAGATCGAAGATGTAATCCGAAAGGTAGTTCTAGGCGAATCCTTCATGGCAGAGGAGCAAGACGCTGTTCCTGGTCCTGGAGACGACGAAGACACCATTGAGGACGGTGACGACGAATTCTTCGAGGAAGAAGTAGTCGATGACGAAGAAGTCATTGACGAAGAAGTCCTTGATGAAGCCAAGGACGAAGACGAAGACGAAGACGAAGACGAGGAAGAAGAAGAGGAAGAAGAGGACGAGGACGAAGACGAGGAAGAAGAGGACGAGGACGAAGGCAAGAAGGGCAAAGGCAAGATGCCCGCTTTCCTCAAGTCTAAGTTCAAGAAGAAGATGGACGAAGCCGCTTCGGACTACTCGGACAAGAAACTGTACCAGACTGCCAACGGCAAGGGCGCAGAAATTCCTGCTCCCACTGGTGATGCCAGCAGCAAGAACATGGGCACCATCAAGGCAAAGAAGAGCGATGCCAAGGCTGAAACCAAGATTCCTTCGGTCAGCATGAAGAAGGAAGACCTTGACGCGCTGTTCGGCGGCAATGAACTCTCGGAGGACTTCAAGGAGAAGGCTGCAACCATCTTTGAAGCCCACATGAACGAGCGGTTCCACGCAGCACAGCAGGAACTACAAGAGCAGTACGAAACTCTTCTTGAAGAGCACACTGCTGCTGTTACGGAAGAACTCATTGAACGCATTGACGACTACCTTGCGTATGTGGTCGAAGAGTGGATGCAGGAGAACCGCCTCGCTGTTGACAAGGGACTCCGCACGGAGATTGCAGAAGAGTTTATCGGCAACCTCCGCAACCTGTTCACCGAGTCGTACATCAGCGTTCCTGAAGACAAGACTGATCTGTTCGATGAAGCAGTGGAAGAAAACACCACTCTCAACGCTGAACTATCAGAGCAGGTTCAAAAGAACATGACACTCTCGGAAGAGGTCGAGCAACTACAGTGCGAGATCGTGTTCCGCGAGATTGCAGAAGGTCTAACTGACACCGAAGTGGAAAAACTCCGCAGACTCGCAGAGGATGTTGAGTTCGATACTGTCGATCAGTTTGCCGAGAAACTTGGTGTTCTCCGTGAGAACATTGAGAGCATCGGTACTGTAACGGAGGGTTCTTCCACCAACAACGAAGAAATTTCAGAGTCGGTGGAAGACGCTTCAGAGGAATTGTCCCCGCTCATGGAGGCGTACCTCCGGTCAATGAGCAAGTCGCAAGTCTAATCCAGTCACCCCAGACTGTTTCAAAAAAGGAGAAATAGTACTCATGGAAAACAAATTCCTAACCGAAACGGCTCTCCGCAAGTGGAAGCCCGTCCTAGATCACGGTGATCTAGCCCCCATCACCGATGCCCACAAGCGTGCCACCATTGCCACTCTCTTGGAAAACCAAGAGAAGTCAATCAAGGAGCAGATGCTTGTTGAAACCAACACTCTTGGTGGCGGTATGTCGCCTCTTGCTGGCACCGAAAACGCCAACCTCAAGGGCTACGACCCCATCCTTATCCAACTCGTCCGTCGCGCCATGCCTAACCTCATGGCTTACGACATCTGCGGCGTTCAGGCTATGACCGCCCCCACTGGCTTGATCTTCGCAATGCGTAGCAAGTATAGCACGCAGGGCGGAACCGAGGCTTTCTACAACGAGCCATCGGCTGCTTACGCAGGTTCTACCGCTGCTCCAAACAACGGCAGCACCGCTGGTGCCGCAGGTGGTCCTGGTAAGGGCAACACCGCTGCCTTTGGTCCTGGTACTGGCGTTGATCCGTTCTACGGCTACGAAGGCACTACGGTTGATCCTCTTACCGCGAGCGGTCTGACCACCGGCTCCGGTCTTCAGACAAGTGTTGGTGAAGGACAAGGTCCGAACGAGATGGCATTCAGCATTGAGCGCGTTGCTGTTCAGGCTGCAACTCGTATGCTTGGTGCGAACTACAGCATCGAACTCGCCCAAGACCTCAAGGCAGTTCACGGTCTTGACGCTGAAACCGAACTCAGCAACATTCTCAGCACGGAAATCCTTGCTGAAATCAACCGTGAAGTGGTTCGTAACGTGTACCGCGTTGCGAAGTTGGGCGCACAGCAGAGCGATCTGTACTACAAGACCGTTGCTGGCGGTTTGACCACCGGCTCCGGTAAGCCAGGCGGTGTGTACGACCTTATTCAGGACTCGGACGGTCGTTGGAGCGCGGAAAAGTTCCGTGGTCTAATGTTCCAGATCGAGCGCGAGTGCAACACCATCGCCAAGGAAACTCGTCGTGGCAAGGGCAACTTCATCATCTGCTCGGCAGATGTTGCTTCAGCCCTCGCAATGGGCGGCTTCCTGAACATCAGCCCCGCGCTGAATGTCAGCCTTGACGTTGACGACACTGGCAACACCTTTGCTGGTACCCTCAACGGCAAGATCAAGGTGTACATCGACCCGTATAGCGTCATCGGCACGAACTTCGTGTGCGTTGGCTATAAGGGCACCAGCCCATACGACGCAGGCGTGTTCTACTGCCCGTACGTTCCGCTCCAGATGATGCGCGCTGTTGACCCCACCTCCTTCCAACCCAAGATGGCGTTCAAGACCCGCTACGGCATGGTTGCGAACCCCTTCGCGGAAGGTTCGACTCAAGGTTTGGGTGCGCTCAATGCTCGCTTGAACGTCTACTACCGTATCTTCCGCGTGGACAACCTCCACGGCGTGGCATCGTAATAGACCACTCTGTCAGAGTTACTTTCGGGGGAGGGGAGGCTAAAGCCTCCCCTTCTCTTTTCTACATACTGGTATGGCACTGAACTACAACTTCACAGACATACCGTCAGACATTCTGAACAGGTATCCAGAAAGTGTTAACGCACTGCTGCCCACCTACTTCAGGTTTACACTGGCTCGTGTGCCTAACGTGATGTACTTTTGTCAGTCTGCAAATATACCTGGCATGAACTTGAGTGAGGTCATCATGCCTACTCCATTTGTGCCCATCAAAGCACCAGGCAAACTGGAGTTCGATGAATTGTCTATTGGTTTCATAGTAGACGAGGGGCTGTCAAACTGGTTGGAAATCAAGAATTGGATGCGCTCCACCACGAACGTGGAAGACTACACAGAGTTCCGACCAGTAAACACCCACCTGTCTACTGCAAACCTAATTATCTTAAACAGCGCAAAACAGCCCAAACTGAACGTGACTTTCGAGGGAGTGTTTCCGCGAAACCTTACTGGAATAGACTTCAATTCCAGCGCAGGTGACGTGGACCCCTTTGTGGTGAACTGCACGTTCTCGTACCGCTCGTTTAATATAGAGCGACTGTAAAATAGAGAAACGTGCTTGACACGGCAGGTGTAAGCAGTAAACTCCTGTGTGGAGGTTGCTATGACTTTAGATGACTTGCGCAAAGAACTGCTGAAAGACATGGGTTTGGACGAAACGGCACTGGATACCGAATCGCTGCGCATTCCGCAACTCCACGGCAAGTACCTGAATTTCTTGTTTGATGAACGCCTCATGCTGTCCAAGTACGAAGGGGACTTGGCAAAGACTACCCGTTGCAAATGGGAGTACTACACAGGCAAGATGAGTGATGAAGAGTTGAAGGAGCGAGGATGGGAACCTTTTCAACTAAAGGTACTGCGCCAAGACATGAGCATCTACTTGGATTCCGATGAAGACTTGCTGAAGGCACGACAGCGAGTCCAGTATCAGCGCGAGAAGATTGCTCTGCTGGAAGAAGTCATCAAGGAACTAAACAACCGACACTGGAAGATTCGCAATGCCATAGAGTGGAGAAAGTTCACCAATGGTCAGTGACTTGTTGCTAGAAGACCCCGACAAGTGGTGGGTGGACAAGATGTATATGCACGAAGCACTGGTTGCTGCAACACACAGTCCCGATCCGCGAACACAGGTTGGTGCTGTACTGGTTATTCCTGGCAGTGGAGTGCTGCTCAAAAACTGGAACGATGTGCCTACCCGTCTTCGGAAGGCAGGGTATCCAAAGGACTCTGCGCTGAAAAACTACTGCACAGAACACGCAGAGCGCAGAGTAATCTACCAAGCACTAATAAACAAACTCCACACAGGTGACTTGACCATGTACACCACATGGGCTACTTGTGCAGACTGTGCGCGAACGGCAATACAGTTTGGTATTGGTAGAGTGGTTACATTCCGCACACTGGTGGAAAAAACGCCTCCACGATGGGAGGAGTCTGTGCGCGAAGGACTGTCCATGCTGCGAGATGCAGGGGTTCCTGTGGTTGGTTGGACTGGAAAACTGGGGCATAAATACTCTATACGGTTCAACGGCACGGTGTACACAGGCGAGGACATGGGCTGATGGTTGATCTTGATGTGAGCATAGTGGACTCCGTGTACGTTCGCGTAAACTGCGACCGTGGTGTTGCACGTGAACTGTCCGACTATTTCACATTCAAGGTTCCTGGATACAAGTTCATGCCTGCGTACCGTTCTCGGCTGTGGAACGGCGAGATACACCTGTACAATGTCCACACACAGCAGATATACGCAGGGCTAGTGGACTATATTCAAAAGTTTGCCGTGGAGCGTAACTACAGTATTACTCTGCCCGCAGCCAACGGATTCAAGACTGATGCACAGGGCGTGCGAGGATTCGTGGAAGACCACTTGAATGTTCACGTGAACGGCACCAAAGCGCAAGCCCATGAACACCAAATCAACGCCATTCACCACGCAATGGAATCAGAGCGATGCTTGCTGCTGTCGCCCACAGGATCAGGAAAGAGCCTCATCATCTACTCGCTTGTGCGGTATTACTTGAGCAAGATCCCCAAGGACAAGAAGGTGCTGATTGTTGTTCCCACAGTGTCTTTGGTGGAGCAGATGTTCTCCGATTTCGAGGACTACTCCAGTGCAAACGGGTGGGACGCACAGCGAAACTGCCACAAGATTCTTGCAGGGCAAGACAAGGGGACAGCGAAGCGCGTTGTGATTTCCACATGGCAGTCCATCTACAAGCAGGACGAGAAGTACTTTCAGCAGTACGGGGCAGTGGTTGGAGACGAAGCCCACCTGTTCAAGTCCAAGTCACTCACCGCCGTGATGAGCAAACTAAAGACGTGTCCGTTTCGTGTGGGCACAACAGGCACTCTTGACGGCACACAGACCCACCGTTTGGTGCTTGAAGGACTGTTCGGCAAGGCGTATGAAGTAACCAAGACCAAAGCCTTGATGGAACAGAACATCTTGAGCAATCTAAAGATTGACTGCTTGCAACTCCAGTACCCTGACGTGGACAAGGAAGCCATCAAGCGTGCAAAATACGAAGACGAGATCAAGTGGATTGTGGCATCCGAACGCCGCAACAAGTTTATCATTGACCTGTGCAAAACGCTGAAGGGCAACACCCTTGTACTATTTCAATTCGTGGAAGGACACGGCAAGGTGCTAAATACTATGGTGACCTCTGCTGTTCCACCCGAGCGTAAGGTTTTCTTTGTGTACGGCGGCACTGAAGCCTCTGAACGAGAAGACATTCGCAAGATCGTGGAAACAGAAGACAATGCGATCATTATTGCTTCATACGGAACTTTCAGTACGGGTATTTCCATAAGGAGGCTGAACAACATCATCTTCGCATCGCCCTCCAAATCTCGCATCCGTGTTCTGCAAAGTATTGGTCGCCAGTTGCGAACGTACAAAGACAAAGGCACTGCACGGCTTTACGATATTGGAGACGATCTGTCGTGGAAGTCGTGGAAGAACCACACCCTGCGGCACATGAACGAGCGTTTGCAAATATACAAGTCCGAAGGCTTTGACTACAAAGTGGTCAAGATTCAACTAGGAGAACAGCCATGAGATCCCGAAAGAAGTCTGAACTACGCGTGTACAAACTGCGCAGCGGAGAAGAGATCGTGGCACGATACGCGGGCAAGACAAAGGACAAGATCAAACTGCAACGCCCCATGCGAGTGGTGAACGCTGTTCAGGCAGACCCGTACACTGGTGCTCGTCGCCAAGTCACGTACTTTGCGGACTGGTTGGGGTGTACCAGTTCTCTCAACGCAGAGATACCACAGGACTTTGTACTGGTGGACTTTGATCCATCGCCCGAGATCAGCAAACTGTACTCTCGGCAACTGGAGATTGAAGACACCAAAGACGCTCCTCCTCCTGCCACTGCGGACGAATCACAGCCTAGTGCAGCCGCTCCTTCGTTCAAGCCATCGGCTAATCCTTTCAAGATGACCGAAGAAGAGAGAAAGGAATTGGAGGACGAGGTAGAGCGATTGATGAGCCAGTACGAAAAAGAAGGCAATACCCCTCCACCAAACTCAAATCCTTTTGTGCCGTCTTCAAATATAGTGTTCTCCATTGGCATACCAAAGGACATCATGGAGGCGTGGATCGAAAACGGTTTCATGGACTATCTGCGAGACAGTGTTCAAGACTTTCTCACAGGGGAATTTCTTGATGAAATAATAGACGAGGATGACGAAGAGCCTCGCAAGCGGAAGCCCAAGCCACCAACAAAACACGAGAAGATTTCCAAGAACGACTGGAAAGAACCGAACGAAAAACAGAAGAGCGATCCCAAGTTTGGCAACAAGCCGAACGACTGGTCGCCTTTTGTTCGTGACTATTTGGATGACAAGAAAAAGGACGAAGGGCTTGACAAGCCTGAATGACACGATACTCTGTGTGAAAGGAACATCATGGCAAAAAAGAAACGCGACCACTACATAGACAACGATCTTTTCTTTACAGAAATGAGTGAGTGGAGAAAACAGGTAGACGCAGCAGACGCTGCTGAACTACCCCATCCTCCAGTCACCCATTACATTGGCGAGTGCTTTATGAAGATTGCAGAGCATCTGTCTCGCAAGCCCAACTTCATCAACTACCCGTATCGTGACGAGATGATCTCTGACGGCATAGAGAACTGTCTGCTGTACGCGTACAATTTTGATCCTAGAAAGTCAAAGAACCCGTTCTCGTACTTTACGCAGATCATCTACTACGCGTTTCTCCGTCGCATACAGAAGGAGAAGAAACAAGCGTACATCAAACTGAAGAAGATTGAAATGAGCGACGTGGATTCGCAGATGCGGAACTGGATACGGGACAACTACCTCAAGGTGGGCGACAACTTTGAAACAAACGCAACCTTCCTCACGGAGACGGACATAAACAACTTTGGCAAGAAAGAAAAGGAAGAGCCAAAGCCTGAACCAAAGAAGAAGAGTAAACCAAAGGCATCAAAGCCGTCTCCAAAGACAAAGGTAAAGACGAAACCAAAGAAGAAGGGGAAAGGCAAGAAGTGAAGATAGCCATCCTAGCGGACACCCACTTTGGTGCCCGATCAGACTCTCCAGTGTTCCTAGAACACTTCCTTCGGTTTTACAAGCGGGTGTTCTTTCCCCGTCTTCAAGCAGAGGGAATCACAACCATCATCCACTTGGGCGACTTCTTGGATCGCCGCAAGTTCGTGAACTTCTCTACACTCAACGCTGTTCGCAAGGGGTTCGTACAGGAACTGCATGACCACGGTTTGCAGATGCACTGTATTCTCGGAAACCACGACATCTTCTTCAAGAATCGCAGCGATGTGAACTCGCTACGGGAACTGTTCTACGACGCGTTCACCGTGTACGAGAAGCCCACGGTGGTCCAGTTTGACTCCATGAAGATTGCTCTGCTGCCGTGGATTAACAAGGAGAACGAAGCAGAGTCTATGGAGTTCGTGAAGTCCTGTGACGCAGAAGTTTTGTGTGGTCACCTTGAACTGGACGGATTCCAAGTCATGCGCAACTCCACCTTCCAGGGGGGAATGAAGTCTGACCCGTTTGCCCGATTCAAGGCAGTGTACACCGGGCACTTTCACACTCGCCACAGCAAAGACAACATCCACTACTTGGGGTGTCCGTATCAGATCACCATGTCTGATTACGGCGAGAAGAAAGGCTTTCACATCTTGGACACGGAAAGCGGCAAACTTGAGTTTGTCGTGAATCCGTATGCCATTTTCACGAAGATTACTTACGATGACTCCGAACTGGAGCAGACGGAAATGCTTACCGTTCCCGAAGAAAAGGTACGGGGGCACTTTGTGCGCGTGGTGGTGGAGAAGAAGACCAAGCCGTACCTGTTTGAGAAATTTGTGGACTCCCTTTACGCCGCGCAGCCCGAAGGAGTCACCATCATCGACAACGCGATGGTTGACACCAACGAAAGCACGGATACCGTTGATTTAACCGAGGACACACTTGCAACCATCAACAAAGAGATTGACAGCATGGAGTCTCTTGGTAATGCCCAATCGTTGAAGGACTTGATCCGTGAACTGTACGCAGAGTCACTGAATCAGAACGCTAAAGTATGATCACCTTTACAAAGATCCGTTGGAAGAATCTTCTCAGCACTGGCAACCACTTCACGGAGGTGCAGTTGGACAAAGCGTCCACCACTTTGGTGTGTGGAGAAAACGGTGCAGGCAAGACTACCATGTTGGACGCACTCACCTTTGTGCTGTACGGCAAGCCGTTCAGAAACATCAACCTGCCCCAGTTGGTGAACACCATCAACAACAGGGACTGCGTTGTGGAGATTGAGTTCAGTACCAACGGCAACTCGTACAAGGTGACTCGTGGCATTGCACCAAAGGTGTTCAGCATTGAACGAGACGGTGTTGTGGTGGATCACACTGCCACGGTGAAGGACTACCAGTCCATTCTTGAAACCCAAATTCTCAAGATGAACTACAAGACCTTCTGCCAGGTGGTCATCTTGGGATCGACAAACTATGTGCCGTTCATGCGGTTGTCTGCTGCGGATCGGCGCACCGTGGTGGAGAACCTGTTGGACATTGATGTGTTCTCCAAAATGAACGATATTCTCAAGACTCGTATTCTTGAAACAAAGGATCGACTACGAGAAATCGAGAGCGAACTGAAGATGGTGGACATGAAGATCGCAAACAAGCGGAATGTGATTGACATGATCCAGAAGAAAGCAGACGAGCAGATTGCTTCGTACACAAAGAAATTGAACGAAGACAAAGCCGCGCTTGAAGCACTACTGGAAAAGAAGATCGCGTTGCAGTCACAGATTGCCAGTCTGAGCGACAGTGTGGCTTCTATGGACAAGCAACGGGACAGCCTTTCGCAGATGGTGTCTGTGCGAAAGAACATGGAAAGCGCGATGCGAAAAGCAAAGGAAGAAGAGGGCTTCTATCACGACAACGAAGAGTGTCCGGTTTGTCGCAGCGGGCTGGCACACGACTTCCGTGAAGACATGATTGCAAAGAAGAAGACCCGACAGAGCGAACTGCAAGAGGGCATTGACAAGATTGCAGGAATGATTACCACTGCAAACGAAGGCATCAAGAAGACCAATACAGTCTTGAGCGAGATCAGTGACGCAAAGACAAGCATGGGCGAAGTGGACTCGGACATTGCTGCACACAAGCGATACATCAAGCAGTTGACTGATCTGATCGGAACCACTGAAAAAGACAAGAGCGGGGTAGACGACGAGAAGACCGCGCTTCAAGAATTGGAAAGTGGTCGAGACGCTTTGGAAGGCGACCGAAAGAGTTTTGTGGAGAGTGCCCACACAATGGATGTTGCCACCATCCTGTTGAAGGACAGCGGCATCAAGCGCAAGATCATTCGCAAGTACATTCCCGCACTGAACAAGATAATCAACAAGTATCTTGTCACAATGGACTTCTTTGCCCAATTCACTCTGACGGAAGACTTCACCGAAGTAATCAAGAGTCGGTATCGTGACGAGTTCTCGTACGACAACTTCAGTGAGGGTGAAAAACTGCGTATTGATTTGAGTCTGCTACTGGCGTGGCGAGATATTGCTCGAATGAAAAATAGCGCAAACACCAATCTGCTCATACTGGATGAAGTATTTGATTCGTCGTTGGACGCGGTGGGCACAGAAGAGGTGATTAAAATACTTCAAAGCATGGGCGGCTCAAACAACATATTCATCATCAGTCATAAATCTGACCAGTTGCTTGACAAGTTCGGTAATGTGCTAGTATACAAGAAGGTCAACAACTTCAGCAAACTATGCTCACCATGACACGCCAATCGTCTCGTCAACGCCTCCTGTCAGAGCCTATCTTTGACGCTTCTGTTTCCCCCGATGAGGCAGAGAGCGTACTGGAGCGGTGCTTGTACTGGTACAGGGAGAACTTCAAGCCTGCAAGCGCACGGGAGTGGGTGGCAGACTATTTGAAAGCAAACGGCAACCCCGATGGGGCAAAGGTGTGTCACAAGGGCAGCAAGTCCACCCTGCGCATATTGGCACCGTATTGCCGCCTTGCGGTGCGGGGATTCCCCCTTCCTGACGCTCACAAGGAGAACATGGGCAAATGGCTCGGGGAACTGCTCCAAGAGGCAGAGCGGGCATCCCCGCCCCCCACAGAAGGGGCTGACCGACCCAATGTCCAAGACAGGGTAAAGGCAAAGGCAGACGGGCTTCTGTGTGTGCTTGAACCCGTGATTGACGCAAGTATTGACTGCGTTCAGACCGGAAAAGCAAAGCAGGAGCCGCTTGTAAAATGGGTTCGCAACACGGAAATGACTGGACCAATCGCGTCCATTATTTGCGAACGTCTGCGTCGAACTGCCGCCGATCTACGAGCCGCCTGTGACGGCACTGATCCGGATTTGGTGGAAGGGTATTCATATATGAAGCCCAAGCAGTTGGAGCAGTTGACTTCTATATTTGAAACCTCGGTACAGGTAATTCAAGACCGCATGGGAGTCATGCGCACCATGCGCAAACCCCGAAAGCGGAAGGTGAAGCCGCCCGAGCAGCAAGTAAAGAAACTGAACTATCTGCCCAAATGTGACCAGTCAGGACTTGTTTCTGTGGTGCCGTCTGGTATTGTTGGTGCACAGGGACTCATCGTGTACAACACACTCACCCGCACAGCAAAGGTTCTTGTTGCCGTCGAGCCAAAGACGGGTCTGCAAGTAAAGGGCAGCACCGTGATTGGTGTAGACAGCAACAAGTCCTTTGAGAAGCGGTTGCGTAAGCCTGATGATTTCTTGAGCAACAAGGGTGGATGCCGTAAGACATTCACCGCAGCGGTTCGGTATTTGAGTGGTTTGAAGACAAAGACCGCAGAGGCAAACGGTCGCATCAACAAGCACTGCCTCATCCTACAGGTACAGCAATGATTCTAGTTGACAACTCGCAGGTTCTAATGTCGTCCATCTTTGCGCAGGAACGAGACGTTGGCAAGATTGACGAGCGATTGGTTCGTCATATTGTGCTGAACACGTATCGAACCTATCGCAAAAAGTTTCACCGCGAGTACGGTGAACTTGTGATTTGTAATGACTCCGGTCAGTCTTGGCGACGAGAGTTCTTTCCCCAGTATAAAGCCAATCGCCGTCAGGCTCGTAAGGACGATCAAAACAAGTGGGACGAGTTCTACCGCATTCTGAACACCGTGCGCGACGAGATACGGGAAGTGTTTCCGTATCGCACTATGGGCG